GCCGGCCGAACTGTCAGAACTCACCGCACTGCACACCGCCATTACAGCCCAGTCCGCCGCCCTGGCGGCTGCCGTGACGGCTAACACACCGGCCGCGACACCGGCACCGGCACCGGCACCGGCACCGCCCGCGGCGGCGTAAGGGCACCCATGCCGCTCGACGACACCCTCGCCAAGCCTCGTTCGCGGGCACGCTCGCCCAAGGCTGCCGCGAAGCCCGACCCCAACGCCGAAGTGCGCGCCGAACTGGATCGCGCTTATGCCGAGCTGCTGTCAAAAGCGAAAACCGCCAAGAGCCGGGAGGTGCTGGCATACTGGGCATCGTCCCGCGCTGATTCGCAAAGCGACGCATGGCGTGACGAGTCCAAAAAGGCGCTGGTCGCGAGCGGCGTGCTGCCTGACTACGCCGCGAACCCGCTGCCGGTCGGCACAGTGGCGACGATCTATTCGGACCCGCTGGTCATGTTGAGCGTGAAGGTCACGCAGCAGGCGGCTCGTTTGAACGTCGATGCGTGTTTCGCCGATCTCGCTGCGGCCGGTGTGAAGGTGGGGCTGCTGCGGCGGCTGCGGAAGCGGCACACGACGGAGTTCGGCGGTGCACACATCATCACGGCGCTGCTCGTGAAACCTTAATCGGAGATTGTAATGGCAAAAGCTCCCGCAATGGCGCTCGCAACTCCCCCGCCTGGCGGCGGCCCGGCTGGTGGCATGGGCGCTGACCCGACGATGGGCGGCGATCCCTCGGCCGGAGGCGATGCCGGAGACGACAGCGGCGGCGGCGGCGATGTTATCGTCACGATCTGTTCGAACGGCGACGGCTCTTACACCGTCTACCCGGGCGACGAGCCCTCGGGCGGCGGCGACAACGACGACACGAGCGAGGACGATGCCGATGCGATGGGTCCGGCAGGCGGTGCTCCGGCACCTGGTGGCGGCGCTGGTGGTCCTCCAAGTGGCGGAGGCGGAGCGTCGCAGGGCGTCCCGGCTGACTCGATCGGGGCCGCGTTGAAGGCTGCGCTCGACATTCTGAACGCCGACAAGAGTTCCGAAGGCGCGCCCGGAAACGCGGACGATCAGTTCCAGGCGGGCTTTGGCGCGGACAAGAATCCGACGCCCGCCAGCGGTCCGTCGCAGAAGTACTGATCGTGGCTGTTCCCGCGCCGCGCATCGGCAAGTTCGCCGGGCAGTCGGCCGGTCCCGTGCGCAAGCCGTCCGGCAAGCCCGCTCGCAAGCCGCGCAATGTGCTGAAGCCAAAGGTTCCGGCCCTGCCGCCGGGGCTGATCAACCGCTAGGTCACGATGCCCGCCCGGAAGACGCCTGTCCCAAAGCCGCCGGCACACAAAGCGAAAGCGGCGAAGCCGGCAAAGCGTATGAGTCCGCCCAAGGCTGTAGCTGCCCCGCCTCCGGTCGCAATCGCGCCACCCGTCACCCCCGGCAAGCGCGGCCAACCGCCATACGTGCCTACCGACAAGGAGCGCCTGACCGTCAAGGTCATGGTGGCGGGCGGCATCGAGCAGGCAGGGATTGCCAGCGTCATTGGCGTCACACAGGAACGGCCACGCGGCATCGATCAGAAAACGCTGCGCAAGCATTTCCGGCATGAACTCGAAGCCGGAGAGCCGGAGATGTACGGGCGGGTCGTGGCTGCGCTGTTCAGCATGGCGACGACGGGAAAGAACTTCAACGCCGCCAAATGGATCACGCAGGCGCGGATGGGCTGGTCCGAACGCATCGTCGTTGACGACGGCAAGCCTGCCGATACGCCGATGCGCGTCGTCGTGGAGTTTGTCGGCGAGGCTGCCGCGCCGCAGGCTGAACAGTCGGCACCTCGGTCCGGCTCGCGCTTACCGGACGACATACGCAAGACCGTGAAACTCGTAGGTTGAGGAGAAACGCAATGACAACAAATCTGGAAGCCGCCGTCGCCGTTCTCAAAGCCCACCGCGACGCGCGCGGCTGGTCCGACGCCGCTGTTGCCACCGATCTGCTCGCCCAGCTCGGACTTGACGCGACCGGCAACGCCAAGCACGCCAAACCCGTGGTCGATCCGAACCAGATCACCGAGGCCGAGGTCGTGGCGCATGAGACTGCGGCGCAGCAGGCCGCCGACAAGGCCAAGCACGCCCGCGCACAACTGACCGCGCAGTCCGGTGCGGAGCCGACAACCGCCTCGCTGCCGCGGTCAACCGATCCGCTCGATCTCGCGCCGGGCACGTTTGACGCCAATGCTCCGCGCGTCCCGGCTCCAACTCCGGCGGCAGCCAAGCACGAAGACGTCGGCAAGCACGACGACCCGCCGAAGTCGAGCGGCAAGCACCCGTGAACGCGCTCGAGCGCATCACCGACCTGCTCAAGCAGGCGCGCGTCGCCGGCGGCTGGATCGATGAGATTGTCGCAGCCGCGGTACTGTCGGAACTCGGCCTGGACGAGAACGGCAACGCGGTCAGTCCCGATCCGCAGCCGGAGCGTTCCTCGGACGGCGCGCTGGATGAGGACGCGGGACTGGGATGAGTGCATCGCTCAAACGCCGGCCGGATGCCGCCAAGCCAGCGGAGAAGCTCGTTCATCTCCAACTGCCGCGCAAACTGGGGTTCCTGCTCCAATGCCACCCTTACAAGGTGGCCTGGGGCGGCCGGGGGTCGCTGAAGTCCTGGTCCTTTGCGCGCGCGCTGCTGACCCTCGGCGTGCATCAGCCGTTGCGCATCCTGTGCGCCCGTGAGGTTCAGAAGTCGCTTTCGCAATCCGTGCATCAACTCCTGAAGGATCAGATCGCAGCACTCGACTACGGCGATCTTTATGACGTGACGGAGAACGCGATCCGTGGCACGCGTCAGGACACGCTGTTCCGGTTTACCGGCCTCTCTGATCAGACCGCTGAATCCTTGAAGTCATACGAGGGATTCGACGTGCTTTGGTGCGAGGAGGCGCAGGCCATCAGCCGGCGCAGTTTCCAAATTGCTCTCCCGACCATCTTCCGCACCGCCGGCGCCGAGGTATGGATTTCGTTCAACCCGAACATGGACACCGACGAGGTATGGGAGCGGTTCGTGGTCAACACGCCGCCGGGTGCCATGGTCGTCGAGATGAACTGGCGCGACGCCGTTTCGTGCGGCTGGTGGACAGAGGAGATGGAAAGGCTCCGCCAATGGGATCTCGTTCACAGCAAGGAGGATTACGCCAACATCTGGGACGGCCGCCCGCGTGTGGTGGTCCAGGGGGCGATCTACGCCACTGAGGTGGTGGAGATGATCACCGAGGGACGCTACCGGCCAGTGCCGTATGATCCCCGCTTCCCCGTGCACCGGATTTGGGATCTGGGCTGGAACGACCTGATGGTCTGCATCATGGTCCAGAAGCCGCACCCGAGCGCCTTGAACGTGATAAACTATCTGGAAGAGTCGCATATCACGTATGCGAACATGCTCACGGCGATGGACCGCCTTAACTACAGGTGGGGCACCGACTGGCTGCCGCACGACGGCGAAAGCCACGACCCCAAGAGCGGGACGAACGCGAAGAAGCTGCTCCGCGGGCTTGGCTGCAGGGTTCAAATCATTCCGAAGTCCGACCCGGAGGCGCGGGTCAAGGCGGGCCGCATGATGTTCCCGCGCGTCTATCTGGACACATCGAAGTTCGACACGCCGCCGGAGCGGCCGGACCGGCTGCTGGGCGCGGCGCACTTGATGGAGCGGTTGAAACGCTACAAGCGGAACGTGCCCAAGACGACGCAGGAGCCGACCGGCCCAGTTCATGACATCGCATCGCATGGCGCCGACGCATGGGGCGGCTTGGCCGAGATCGTTGACAGGATCAGGAACGAGGGCGAGATGCCGAAGGCGACGGTGCGGCCGTTCGAGAACGTGGACGAGTCCATGGGTCTTTTAGGGTGAAGGACAGAGGCCGGGCCCTCACGTCGATGGCGCCGATCACTTGCCGTCTTCCAGTTTTGTAACGCGGGCCTCCAGGTCGAGCGAGCGTCTGGCCAAGACCAGCGCATCACCGACCATAAAGTCTTTGACGTTCAGGAAACCCCGCTCGATGCCGGTCAGCCGGTTCAGCAGACGCTCATGTTGATCATTCATGCGGGCGGTCATGCTATCGAGATACGCGCGCAGTTCTTCGTCCATTGTTCTTGTCCTCTCGGTACTGATCGACGATCCGCACATTAGCGCATCATGCAAGGCCGAAATGAATGACCATCTTTAGTTCCTTCCGTTCAACGGTCAATCCGTTCCAGCCCCGGAACTGGCGGCAACCGATCAGGATGCTGGTCGATACCGTTACCGGTGCGCCGGTCGGGCTGCAGAATTTCGACGGCACGGGTCCGGACGGGATCTGGACGCCGGTGGATGTCACGGCGGCGCAGATATCGTCGCCCTCGGCTGCGATGCTCGCCGATCTCAACTCCACATTCCGCCTCAACGCGGCCCCCTGGACGCGCTACCGCAGCAACGGCACGACCCTGGTTCTGTCGGATGGCGGCGGCGGCGGGCTGCCGCTGACCGGCGGCACGCTCACCGGCCTGCTGTATGAAACCGCCGCGGTCGGTATCGTCGCGGGCACCACGCGCACCCAGGCGGGCGCCACGGCGCTGACGGCGGAAGTCAACCGCATTGACACATCCACGGCCCCGGCTGTCGGAACCACGCTAGGCGACGGCGTTGTCCTGATGGGATCGGGCGCCGGCCTGGACATCACCGTCATCAACAACAGCGGCAACCCGATCCAGATTTACGGCAACGGCACCGACACGATCGACGGCGCCGCCGGCTCGATTGGCGTTACCGCGATGGCGCGCAGTTGCGTGATTTTCGAGTGCGCGGCCTCCGGCGCGTGGTCGTCGGACGGCCTGGCGGTCGGATACTCGGTCAGCGGCCTGCAAACCGTGGTGCCGCAGGACAACATCACCGCCGCCGGCACCGGCCAGTCCACCGCGACGCAGCTTACCGGCTCGATCAACACCATCGCCACGGCCGCCGCCGGGACCGGCGTGGCGCTGCCGTCGTCCACGAATAGTGCCGGTCTGTCCGTGACCGTGCAGAACAACGGCGCCAACCCGGTCCAAGTCTACCCGTTCATCGGCGCCTCGGACACCATCAACGGTATCGCTGCCGCCATCGGCGTGCAGTTGCACAACGGCTCGATCGGCGTCTTTAACTGCACGGCGGCGGGTGCCTGGACGGTCAGTTCGGTATCGCCGATCGCGGCGTCATACAACACCAACGCGGCGACCTCCGGCACGACCCTCACGGCCGCGAACATCACCGGCGGCCAGCAGTATGTCGTGCTGGGGCTGACCGGCGCGAACGGTGCCCCGGCCAACGGGCAGTTACCGACCGTGGCATCCATGATCGCAGCAATGCACTCGCCGACCGCCGGCAGTTCGTTCGAACTCCGCATCATCCAAAGTTCCGCCCAGCCCTGGACGATCACGACCAACACAGGCTGGACTTTGACAGGCTCGATGGCGATTCCCGCCTCCGGATGGCGCGATTTCATTGTGAAGATGAACTCACTCACCACGGCCACGCTCCAGACCGTTGGCAGCAGCGCCGGGGCATAACTGACAATGAGCGACAGCCTCTCCGACCTGCCCGACGACGTTGCCGCGGTAATCCGGCCGCACGCCGACGCGCCGCCGTCCCTGCTGGCCGCTATCGGTGTGCAGATCGCGCAGAAGCGGGAAGAAGCCAAAGGCGCGCGTGGCTCGTCCGGCATCGAGTCAACGTGGCGGGAGTGCGAGGAGGCTTACCTCGGCATTGACGACGCCAACCGGCACGAGTTTAGCGACGCCAAGTGGGCCAAGCCGATGTCAATGGACGGTCCCGTTACGACCGGGCGCCGCAACAAGGGGGGCGAAAACCGTTCGACGGTCTACCTCCGGCTGACCTCGCGCTATGTCGATGCCGGGGTCGCCAAATTGGGCGAGATCCTGCTGCCCGCCGACGACAAGGCGTTCTCGTTCTCCGAAATGCCTGTGCCCGAGCTGCTCGCGGCAAAGGAGGACGACAGCCAGGTCCTGCACAGCGGACTTGGCGTGCCGCTGACCCGGCCACCGGCTCCTGGCGAGGCGCCGCCTGCCGCCGCACCGCTTCCGGGAAAGCCGCCGGGATCGGCTGCGCCGCCTCCGGGCGCATCGCCAGCCTTGCCGGGACAACCGCCGGGACAAACGGCGGGACAGTTAGCGCCACCGGCGGGACAGGCACCGGGACAGCCGCCGCCGCCCGCTTCGCCTCCGCGCGTGCCGCTGACGGTCAAGGACTTTGCCATCGAGAAGATCGAGATGGCCCGTAAACGCGCCAAAGCGGCGGAAACCCGTATCGCAGACTGGATGGTCGAGACGCAGTATCGCGCGGAAATCCGCAAGGTGATCGCGGACGCGGCCCGGATCGGCGTCGGCATACTCAAGGCGCCCACGCCCCGTTCGAAGCGGGTCATGGCGATCACCGAGGCCAAGGACGGCGGCGTCGATCTGGAGATCAAGGAGAAGATCATCCCGGCCGGGGTATGGGTCGATCCGTGGAACATCTTCCCCGATCCGGCGTGCGGCGAGAACATCCACGACGGCGATTTCGTGTTCGAGCGCGACTTCATGAGTGCGCGTCAGGTGCGCGGCCTGAAGAAGCTGCCCGGCTATATCGCGGACCAGATCGACAAGGTGATGGAGGAAGGCCCCGACAAAGCGAACTCCGAAAGCGGCAGCAGCAACAGCGGCGGAAAGAACAAAGGCCGCTACACGGTCTGGTACTTCTACGGTCAGCTTACCCGTGACGAAATGCAGGCGATCGACCAGGCGGCGGGTAATCCGTCATCTGACGATAATGCTCCCGGCGACGAGGCCCACGTCATCGTCACGCTGATCAACGACAGCGTGGTGCGCGCGACGATCAACCCGCTGGATAGCGGGTCGTTCCCGTATCACTCAATGCCCTGGCAGCGCCGGGCGCAGCACTGGGCCGGGGTTGGCGTCGCCGAGCAGATGCGCACGCCGCAGAAGGTCACCAACGCCGCTCTGCGGGCGCTGCTGAACAACGCGGGCAAGTCTGCGGGATCCCAGTTCGTCATCGACATGGCGGCGATCCGGCCCGCCGACGGGCTGTGGACGATCACCCCGGACAAGATTTGGGAGAAGACCAACGACGGCCCTGCGGATGTCCGCCAGGCGTTCATGGCGATCCAGATCCCCAACGTGACGCAGCAACTAATGGAGATCATCACCCTGGGCGAGCGGTTTGCCGAGGAAACGACCTCGATCCCGCTGATTGCGCAAGGTCAGAGCGGCGCAACAACCCCGGATACGTTCGGCGCCGCGCAGTTGCAGAACAACAACGCCAACCAGTTGTTGCGCTCCATCGGTTACGCGTTCGACGACTACATTACCGAGCCGGTCGTGCGGCAGTTCTACGAATGGCTGCTGCTCGACCCCGACGTCCCGGATGAGGAAAAGGGCGAGTTCCAGATTAATGCGCATGGCTCGGCCGCCCTGGTCGAGCGGGCCATTCAGGACCAGTCGATTGCGCAGATGGGTGCGATGGCGGCCAATCCCATCTACGGCATCGATCCGAAAAAATGGGCGAAGCTGTTTCTCCAATCCAAGCGTCTCAGTCCCGAGTCGGTGCAATACACCGAGGAGGAGCAGCAGAAGCTGGATGCAGCACCGCCTCCCGAGCCACCGGCCGTCACCGTCGCCAAGATCGCCGCCGACACGCAGCTAAAATTGGGCGTGATGAAGCAGCAGGCCGACCAGCAGACCGCGGCGGAAGAACAGAAAATCGCCGACATGACGCACGTCCTCGAAGGCGGCAAGGCGCAGATCGAGCAGACCAAGGTGCATGGCGAGCTGACGCTGAAGGCGCACGGGCTGCAAATGCAGCACGACCAGGCGCTGATGGAATACGCCAACCGCATGAAGATCAGTCTCGACCAGGCCAAGGCGCAACTTGCCAAGACGGCAATGCAGCTACAGACCGAGCGGGATCTGAACGCGGCTAACAACGCGCACGAGATGCGCAAGCACCGGACGCCTGGCGCACCCAAGCCGCCGGTTCAGGTGCCGGGCAGGGCCGCTAACGGGCAGGCGT